ATGGCGGCACGGATCGATCCCATCCTCGGGCGGTATGTGCATGTGAGCCTCGGCGGGCGCCCGCACCGGCTCTATTTCGAGGAAGCAGGGCAGGGGATTCCGCTGGTCTGCCTGCACACCGCCGGCGCCGACGGCCGGCAGTTCCGCCACATGATGACCGACCCGGCGATCACCGATCATTTCCGCGTCCTCGCCTTCGACCTTCCCTGGCACGGCAAGTCGACGCCGCCCGAGGGCTGGCAGCGCGAGGAATATCGGCTGACGATGCGCGGCTATACCGAGGCGATCCGCGTCTTCTGCGCCGCCCTCGAGCTCAAAAAGCCGGTGGCGCTCGGCTGCTCCATCGGCGGCCGCATCATCCTCAACCTCGCCATCGAGCATGCGAGCGAGTTCCGCGCGCTCATCGGGCTCGAGGCCGCGGATTTCCAATCGCCCTGGTACGACATGACCTGGCTGCACCGGCCGGACGTGCAGAGCGGCGAGGTGAGCGCGGGGCTGGTCTCCGGCCTGATGGCGCCGCACGCCCCCGAAGCCTCGCGCTGGGAAACGCTGTGGCACTACATGCAAAGCGGGCCCGGCATCTTCAAAGGCGACCTCTATTTCTATCGCGTCGACGGCGACCTGCGCGACCGGGTGAGCGGAATCGACACCTCGGCCTGTCCGCTCTACCTGCTCACCGGCGCCTATGATTTCTCCTGCACGCCGGAAGACACGCTGCGCACCGCGCGCCAGATCGCCGGCGCCGAGGTCGCCATCATGGAGCAACTCGGCCATTTCCCCATGAGCGAGAACCCCGCGCAGTTCCGGCGCTACATCCTGCCGGTGCTGGAGCGCATCCGGGAGCGGGGATGAGACTAGGACCCCGTCCGAGGCGCGCGAGGCTCATCCCCGAGGCTCGGCCGCCGCGGCGCGCAGCGCGCGCACCCGCCGGTTCCAGTATCGCCAGCCTTCACGGTAGCAGCGGAGGTCGGCGAGGAGCGCGGGGTAGAAGCTGCCATCGGCGCGCCGGCGGCGGATGATGTCGAGCTGGCCCAAGACCATCGATTTGTAGAAGGCGGCCTCGCCCGCGGCGAAGAGCCGCTCGACGGCATCGGCCGATCCCAGATGCGCCGCCAGGCGCAAGCCCTCGGGGACCGGCCCGTCATAGCGCCGCTCAAGCTCGGCCAAGCGCGCGAGAAGATCGTCAGGCATGGACGGACGCCCTCCGGCAGGCGCGCCGCGATGCCGCTTCTCCCCGGCTGGCTTCGCCGCACACTTTTATGCATTCAGTATAACGTGCGTCCGAATGTTATTCAATATGTATAACAAAATGCTTAGGGCTTCCGCGTCCACTCCACCGGGGAGGCCCACTCGACGCGCTGGTCGAGGAGCGGCGGAGCGTTGAAGGAGAGGAGGGTGAAGTGGCCCTCCGTCGATCCCGGGGTGAGCGTCTTGAGCAGACGGCGTCCATCTTCCGTTCTTATTACACATTCCCGGTTCAAATATTCATGGGGCGGTCCGCCATCTTTCTTAACAAAAATAATTTCGTTGTTTCGGTACGCCGGATAGTTGGAATCCCCGCGTACCTTGAAGGCGGCGTAATCGCCATACACGCCAGGCGGGAGGTCAACTTCTTCGATGCCTCCGGGGCCCGAGCTTTCATCGACAGGATAAATCACGGCTCCTGCACCCACATACCCCGAGACCGGGATCTTTACAGATGATGCAGGAGACCCCTCACCCGTCAAGAGCCATCCTGGATTTACTTTGAATGCCGCGGCATAGACTTCTATGCGGTTGGCGAAACCGCGCGACCCGTTCTCGTGCGCGAGGTAGGTCGAGATCGTCCAGCCGAAACGGCGCGCCGCCTCCGTCGCATCCGCATAGCCAGCCCGCCCCCTGGCCCATCTCAGGCGTTCCGCCCGCTCCCCATCCATGAATGCATTATGCATAAGGTCGCTATGCATTTGGTATTGAAAAATGCTATGCATTATGTATAATCCGACCTCATGCAGCAGTGCCCGTCCTTCGCCACCGGTTGCGGCCGCCGGCCGGACCGAGCTGCCGCCGGAGCAGGGCGGAGCGGGCGATGAAGTTCAGCCCCGCTCTTCTCGACGCGGTGGCGGCGGCGCTGCCGGCGGCCGAGGAGGCCGCGATCGCGGCGCGCGATGTGCATGACCGCGTCGGAAACTGGAACCGCGCGACGGTCCGGCACGCGCTCTGCGCGCTGGTGCGCAGCGGGCGCGCGAGCTTCATCGGCAAGGACAGGCATCGCAAATACCGCAGCGCCGGCACGGGCGAGGGGCCGGCGAAGGAACCGGCGTCCCGGCGGGCGGTCGGCCGGCAAGTGTCGTGGCGCGACTACGCGCTGCGCGGCGACGGCAGCGTCCGGCTTCCCGACGAGCGGGTGCTGGCCCAGGCGATGGCGAAGCAGGGCCTCCGCTATGGCGACGTGGACGCGGCCGCGCTCGAGCGCGAGGAGCGGCTTGCCGGCTGGTCCTTGCGGCCGCCGAGCAGCGCGGCGCTGACGCGCGCGGTCTTCGGCGATCCGCCGCCGGGCCGGCGCAAGCCGCCGTGACCGCGGCGGCGCAAGACGAGGAGAACGACATGACCCGATACAGCCCCAAGGACGTCCGCGCCGCGCTGACGCTCGCCGAGCAGCGCCGGCGCGAGCGGCTCCGCGCCGCCGAGCAGGATCATTTCGAGCGCACGCGGACGAGCCTTGTCCTCGACGGCTATGAGCTCGGCCATGTCAAGCCGACGGCCGAGACGCAGGCGAAGCTCCGCGCCGACACCATCGTGCGCCTCGTCGGCAACAAGACGCTGACGGACGAGCAAGGCCGCGCCGCCGTCGAGATCCGCGACGTCTATGAGCGGGTCGCGGCGGGGCTTTTGGCGCGGACCAGCGATCCCGCGATGCGGAGTTCCGGCACCATGCCGCAGATGCCGGAGCGGACGGCGCTGCTGCATGCGCAGCGCTATCTTCCCTGGGCGCGCTATCTCGCGGGCGGCGCGCAGCCGAGCCGGGGCCGCTGCGCCGCGGCGCTCGAGATCACGATCGACGTGCTCATCGAGGGGCTGTCGCTCACCCAATGCGACAGGGCGCGGCGCTGGCGCAACGGCACGGCGGTGAAGCTGTTCGTCTACGCGCTCTCGGTCTATGCCGACCTGGCGGGCTGGGAGCGCAACCGCGAGGCCATCGCCGCCTTCGAGGCGTGGTGGAAGGACCGGCGCGACGCGCGGTCGAGGCGAGGCACTTTGCCCTGAGCCTTGAGCGGGGAGGGATCCGGCGGTAAAAAAGCTTAGCTCGAGCTCTTGCGAGCAGCGCCCGCCGGCCTCCCCCGCGCGGGCGTTTTGAGTCCGGTGCGTTCCTCTCTCTTGCGAGTTCCTCGATGACCAAGGCGAAATTGAGGCGCGGCGCGGGTCGCGCCGCTTTCGTGCCGACCGAGACGCAGCGCGCCTTCGTCGCCGCCGCCAACGCGGCGGGACTGCCGCTGCCGGTGATCTGCCGGATGTTGCCGCCGGACGCGAAGGGGGCGCGCGCCGCGCTCACGCCCGAGAGCCTCGCGCGGCATTTCGCCGAGGAGCTGAGCCAGGACACGATGCTGGCGGCGCGGCTCGTCGTCGCGCGCGTGCTGCTGCGCGCGCTGACGGGCGACGACCGCGAGGCGATGAGCGCGCAGATGGCGGTGTTCAAGACGCTGGAGGGTTGGCGGGCGCTGGGCGAGGTGCAGGGCGCGCAAGAGCGGTCGCTCGCCATCGAGCGCCTCAGCCGCGAGGACCGCGACGCGCTGCGCCGGCTGATCGACAAGGCGGTCGCGGAGGAGGGGCCGGGGGAATAGGGGAATTGTGTTCCCACCCGGCAGCATGCCAGGAATAATTCCAGGCACCCCGCCAAGGAAAATGCCCCAATGACCGATGCTCGGGACCTCGATCTTCGCCAGCTTCTTGCCCTCGTCTGGGGCCAGCTCATGCGGGAAAAGCGGTGGCATCTCGCCATGCTGACCGGCGTGCTCGGCAGCCAGATCTTTTACGATCGCGCCGATGAGGCCGAGGCGCTCGCCCTCTCTTGGGTCGCCAAGGCGATGGAAGAGATGAAAGGCCCGTCGCCGGCATCGCCCGCGCGGCCTGCCGCGACGGAAGAGCCGTCCTGCTCCTTTTGCACGCGCAGCCCGCCGGAGGTCCGCCTGATCGCCGGTGCGCGAGGTGCGATCTGCGGTGACTGCGCGGCGCAGATCAACGACGCCTTCGCGCTTCGGCCGCGCGGGTAGGGCGCATTCCGGCGACGGCACGCGAGATCGTCGTCCCCCACCTCACCCGGCCTCTCCGCCCCCGAGGGCGGAGAGGAGAAGGTTTTTTTCACGTGCGACGGCGTCCAGCGCGAATTTCTTGCGACTCGACAAAGCGGCGTCGCGCGCACCGCGGAAGTGTGATAACGTCCTGACGCGATCAGCCGTGGAGGGGGCGGTGGACGCGACGCATATCGCCGACCAGATATTGCCGGGCAGCACGGCCCTTGCCGGCCTGCTGCTGGTCGTGGCCACCAACGTGGCAACCGCCTTTGAAAGCCACGGGGGAGCCCCTAGGGAAGGGGTACGGGAGCGCTTTCGCCGGCGCGCCTGGTTCGTCTTCTGGGCCTTCGCGGGCTCGCTCCTCTCCGCGCTTACCTCGTTCCTGTTCTATTGGTGGCCGGAGGTCGCGCTGATCTATATCAGCGCGGCGCTCTTCGTGGCCGCCACCTTGTGCTCGCTGGCGACCGCGTTTCAGGCGGCGTGGGATATCGGCTAGCATGTTTCGATCAGTTGGAACCGCCAATGGACCGATGTCCCGTCACTTGCCAGAGCGATGGGGAGGAGGAGGCGCATCTCCATTGCGCGATCTTTCCGCCATCGGCACCCACCTCACCCGCTCGCTGCGCTCGCACCCTCTCCCCCCTCAAGCGGGCGGAGAGGGTACTTGGTAGCCGGGTCTCGTTAATCGGGATTTGCTCTCATGGCGCTTACCCTCGAGCATGAGCAGAAGCTGAAGGATGCGGGGCTCACCGACTTCTTCGAGAGCAACCCGGATCCCTGGGTACAGATGGCGCGGCGGACGTACCAGTTTCTCCAGGGAGAATTTCCCGCCAACACGCCGCCGCGGCCGGACGACGTCGCCAAAATCCTGCTGCCGATCCTCGAGGTGAACACGGATCTGCAGGAGAAACTCGACGACAAGAACCTGTCGCAGAAATACTGGCTCACCTACTTCGCCGATCTCATCCTCGACCGCCGCTGGACGCAGATCCAAAAAGGCAATTGAGCGGCGCTATCGCCGATCTCCCACTTCACCCCGCAACCCGGCCCTCTCCGCCCCCGGGGGCGGAGAGGGAGCCGTTCAGCAGGAGCGCGATGGGCCGTTCGATGCCGCGTCATTGGCCGGACCCGGTCCGGCTCGGCCTCGCGCTCGACCGCGCCGACGCCGAAGAGGATCTGCTCGACTTCGTCCGCCTCGTCTGGCCGGCGGTGGAACCGGCGCGGCCGCTGGTCGAGGGCTGGGTCCTGGGCGCCATGTGCGAGCATCTCACCGCGATCACGGAGGGCGAGATCAACCGGCTGCTGATCAACGTGCCGCCGGGCTTCATGAAATCGCTGCTGGTCGATTGTTTCTGGCCGGCCTGGGAATGGGGGCCGCGGCGGCTGCCGCAGATGCGCTATCTCTGCTTCTCCTATTCCGAGGCGCTCACCCGGCGCGACAACGGGCGCTTCCGCCACCTCATCACCTCGCCGCGCTATCGCGCGCTCTGGGGCCAGGTGTTCGGGCCCGGCGACGAGTTCGGCCGGCGCAGGGTCGCCAACGACAAGACCGGCTGGAAATTCGCCTCCTCGGTCGGCGGCGTCGGCACCGGCGAGCGCGGCGACCGCGTCATCATCGACGACCCCAACAACGTCAAGAAGGCGGAATCGAAAGCGGTGCTGGAGAGCACCAATCTCTGGCTCACCGAGGTGATGCCCGACCGGCTCAACGACCAGCGCCAATCCGCCATCATCCTGATCCAGCAGCGCACCAACGAGCGCGACTGCTCGGGCACGCTCTTGTCGCTCGAGGCGGATTACGTCCATCTCTCGGTGCCGATGGAGTACGATCCGCGCCGGCACTACGTCAACGCGCTGGGCTGGCAGGACCCGCGAAGCCGCGAGGGCGAGCTTGCCTGGGAGGCGCGGTTCCCCAAGGAGGAGGTGGAGAAGCTCAAGCGCATCAAGGGCTCCTACGCCTATGCCGGGCAATACCAGCAGTCGCCGGCGCCGCGCGGCGGCGGCATCCTCAAGCGCGCGGACTGGCAGCTCTGGCCGCCGGAAGGCGAGGTCTTCACCGCCGAGGGCAAGCCGGCAAAGCCGCTGGAATACCCGCCCTTCGACTACATCCTGGCCTCGCTCGACACGGCGCTCACCGAGGCGGAGGAGAACGACTGGTCGGCGCTCACGATCTGGGGATCGTGGCGCGACGGGCGGGACACGCCGAAGCTGATGCTGATGGAGGCGTGGCAGGACCGGCTCGCCTTTTATCCGCTGGTGCAGAAGGTGCTCAAGACCTGCCGCAAGCGCCAGGTGGACCGCCTCCTCATCGAGGCGCGCGCCAACGGCATCAGCGTGGCGCAGGAGATCGTGCGGCTCACCGCGGAGGAGGAGTTCGGCGTGCAGCTCATCGATCCGCGCAAGGCCGGCGGCGACAAGGTGGCGCGCGCCTATGCGGTGCAGCACCTCTTCGAGAACGGCGTGGTCTATGCGCCGGAACGCGCCTGGGCGGAGACGGTGATCGCGGACTGCGAGATCTTCCCCAAGGGCGCGCATGACGACCTCGTCGACACGGTGACGCAGGCGCTGTGGTTCCTGCGCAAATCGGGCGTAGCGCTGCTCGGCGATGAGCGGGCGGGAGGCGGGCGGCAACGGTTCAGGCCGCCGGCGGAGCGGCAGAGCGAGCCGATTTATGACGTGTGAGGGGCGGGACGGTTGCTGGTCAAGGTATGCATCGATGGCGAGGATACCGCGGGGCGGGACGCGCTCGCGAAGGCTCTCGAGCGCGACGTCAATAATTACCTCATTGTCACCGCCTCGGAACCACCCTGACACCGACTGCGGCCTCTTGCAGGACATCGCTGAGCCGCGCTGCCAAGCGGCGAACGGCATTGGTTGACGGCAGGTGAGTAGCACTTCTACAGTCTGCGTAGCTTAGAGAAGGTGGCCGATGCGGATTGAGCCCGAATTCGGAGGGGCGTCACTGGTGATGCTCGGGAACTTCAACCCGACCATCTTCACGCCCGCCTGGTTTGCCCTTAACGGCATATTGACCGCGAGACAAGCTGAGGCTGCGGAGGTCGAGATCGTTCATTCGCAGGTATCCAGCTTTCGCGTCGACTGGCTCATGGTCCGGGTGGAGCAGGGACGTTTCTGGGCAGAGACCAACGAAGCGCCTTATATCCGAATCTCCGATTTTGCCTGCCGGACGTTTGGAGAATTCCTACCCCATACGCCGGTGTCACGCCTTGGCATAAATCGGATGGTCCATTTCAATGTTGGAAGTATCGCCACGAGACATCGCATCGGACGCAAGCTGGCACCGCCCCAGGCATGGGGAAAATGGGGCAATGTCCTTATTGACGGGCCGCCGGAGAAACAAGGTGGCCTTGTGAGCCTATCGATGCAGAAAGACCTCCCTGATGACAGACCTGCCGGGTACATTCAGGTGACGGTGCAGCCTTCCATCAAAATAGCCGGGAGTGCGGGTATTTATATGCTTGTGAATGACGACTATCAATTGAGAGACCCCGACAAGGTAGTTGGCTGTGGGGAAATTTTGCGCATATTAACCGAATGCTTTGAATCATCCATTCAGCGATCGGAAGCGATCATAGATGGTATCATGGCACTTAAGGCCGAGGTTGAAAATGCCGTATGACATTGCGACGAGCCCGGTAAGGCAAGAAGTGCCGATCGGCAGTGCAGACGCGCTCGGGCCGATCATGTCACCGGGCGATCTAGCTATTCGCTTGTCTAAGGAGCTCGGGTTCGTCGAGACGTCGGAGAACACACTTGCATTGGGCAATGATCTCGACCGGATGCAGCTTGCGCAGGAGAGGATCGCCACTGCTCAAAGAGAGATAACGACGTTTACCGTTCCCCAGGTGTCGGTTCTCTCGGTTGCAGCCCAACTGAAGGACAATGTATTTCGGCAGCAGCGAATAGCCTTTGCCGCACCCCGCGACCTAAGTTTCCATGCACTCCAGGAGTGGGAAGGTTACGTTCTAGATATCCAATGCGAGACATTCACAGCACGTCTCGTGGACAAGACGGCACAGGGAACCGCGGAAGGCGAAATAGGCGAATTTGCTATTTCCGACATCAGCGATGATGACCGCGCTCTCTTGAGACCGGGGGCCGTTTTCAGGTGGACCATCGGTTATCAGCGTACGAAGGGTGGCACGAAACGCCGGGTCTCTGATATCGTTTTCAGGCGCCTGCCCATGTGGACCAAGCCTGAGCTATCGGAATCCGCGAAGCGTGCCAAGGATCTGGCTGAGCGTATCGTCTGGGAATGATCAATGACCGCGCTGGCGCGGGATGAACTGGAAGTAACTGTATTCGGCCCTGGCTATGGAGAATCGTCGGTAGTGCATGTCGGCGATGGCATGTGGATCATCATCGATTCGTGCATAGACACAAATACCGGGCTCCCGGCCCCACTTCAGTATTTGCGAGAAATCGGAGTCGATCTGGCACGTGACGTGAAGTTGGTTGTCGCGTCGCATTGGCATGATGATCACATTCGAGGAATGGCGCGCGTTGCAAGCGCTTGCGCGACTGCAAAGTTCTGCTGCTCGTCCGCACTTAGCAGGCAAGAGTTCCTAGCGACGGTCATCCCGCACGCCGAGCGTAACATGATTGCGGCTGGTTCCGGGGTAAATGAGATCTTCGAAGTACTTGAACAAATTGCACAGTCCTCCGGTTCAAAGACCGTCATCAGGGCATCCCCTAACAGGCGTGTATTTGCTATTCCACCGGACACGATGCGGCATGGGTTCGGTTGTGAGGTTTGGACCCTCTCCCCCTCGGACGGGCAGTTCCGAAAGTTTCTCGAAGAAATCGCGAAGCTTGCGCCCATGCCGGGCGAGACTAAGCGCCGCGTGCCGGACCAAGCGCCAAATCATCTCGCCGTCGTCACGTGGATCCGAATCGGTCCCGTTTCAATGCTATTCGGCAGCGATCTGGAAGAGACTGGCGATGACGAGACCGGATGGTCCGTAATTGTTGCGTCGGCGGAGCGGCCGACGGGGAACGCAATCATCTTTAAGGTGCCCCATCACGGCTCGCAAACCGGTCACAACGATGCCGTCTGGAGCGAAATGCTTAGCAGTTCCCCATATGCAGTTCTGACGCCGTATAATCGTGGCACAAAGCTCCCAAGTGCCAAAGATGTCGCGCGCATTCTAGAGCGCACCCCGAACGCATTTTCCACTGCGCGGTTGCTGCCTCGGAGGAAATCACGGCCTGTCGCGGTTGAGAAGGAAATAAAGCTTTCCGCGAAGCGGCTCGAACCTCTTCAGCAGAACACCGGTGCGGTCCGGCTCCGGAACGGCGGCCGCGCTAATCCCAACAACTGGCGAGTGGAGCTGTTGCATGGCGCGTGCCGCCTCCAGGAATTTTGATGCGCCCAGTTGCAGGCCCAAAGTGGTTTGCCGCGCCATGAGGGGGGTGCATTTGGAGATGAGACCGATGTAACGGCGGCCAACTCCAAATGTCACGCCTGGACGGTGCTCGTGCGCGGGGCGTTTCGACTGAAACTGGTGACGAACTTTTAAGTGTTGCAGGCTAACGTCGTCGCCAATGGGGCCATGGCGGAATGGTAGACGCGCCGGGTCGCGAAAGCCCGTGCGCTGCGTGGGCTTTACGACCCGGTGTCCAAAAAAAGCGTGTGGGTTCGAGTCCCACTGGCCCTACTTCTTCGGGAGCGTGGTCAGAACACCAATCCGATAAACTACCCACTCCGAGCTGCAGGTGACTGCCATGACCAAGCGTGTTCCAGGCTCAAGGTGCAGCCTGGCGCAGCGTTATGCCCAGCGTGCAGCACCTCTTCGAGAACGGCGTGGTCCATGCGCCGGAGCGCGCCTGGGCGGAGACGGTGATCGCGGGATGCGAGATCTTCCCCAAGGGCGCGCATGACGACCTCGTCGAGACGGTGACGCAGGCGCTGTGGTTCCTGCGCAAAGCGGGCGTGGCGCAGCTCGGCGATGAGCGGGCGGGCGGCGGGCCGCGGCGGTCCCGGCCGCCGGCGGAGCGGCAGAGCGAGCCGATTTATGACGTGTGAGGGGGGCGGCGTCTCATCGACCGCCGCGCCCGTGACATGGACGCGCCTTTTTCCTACTGCAATTTGAGTGCAGGTAGCAGAGATAGCTTGGCCGTCGTTACGTCTGCTCTGGAGATGTCTTGATGCGATCTCCCTTCATTCCGGAAGTACCCAGAGACGCCTTCGGCCGAAAGCCCCGCAGCTATGATGATTTGCGCCGGCTTGCCGCGCGCCATGCGAGCGACGAGCTTGCCGGCCTCACGCTGATCAATCACGCCACGCAGCTCGCCATCACGCTCGCGCCCGACGCGCTTGCGGCGGCGACGCGGCCGGGCGCGTCCGCCTCGCTGCTGCGGGCGATCGCGGAGCTTCCCTCCCTGCTGTCGGGAGCCCTCTACGTCCGCACCGCCGCCGACCGGCAGCGGCGCCCCGAAGTTCGGCGGCTGCAACTCCTTGCCGCCGGCGCGGAGATCTCCGGGCGGCCGGTCGAGCTGCTGTTCGTCGTGCGCGAAAATTTCAATGGGCAATGTTTTCTTGATCGCGTGATCGAGCGCGATCTGACCAGTCGGCGTCGCCAAGATGGTGGTGATGTGCCACCGAACAGCATGGCACAAGATAACGCTTCGTCAGCATCGACCCCGCAGCTTCAGGCGGATGACCCTGACGTCGATCGTCCGGATACCATCGCTCGCTATCCTGATGGGTCGACTATTCTCGATAGCGCAGGCAAGCCGACGCAGAAGCCGCCGTTTGCCGACCTCTCTCTCGCGGTCACGCGAGCAAAGGAGATGGCAAACGCGCCTTATCCGGAGAAGCTGAGGACGATGATCAACTGGCTTAAACAAGGTGGCCCTATGGATTTTCAACGCATACCGGGTCATAAACCGGATAGCCGGTATCAAGATTTCAGCAATTACGTCTTTGGCGCCGTCACCAGGGCGGCAGGCGTATCGCCGAGCATCTCGTTCCCGGGCGGCGTGGCTTACAATGCTATAGCGGGCAGATGGCGGCCGGGCTTTTTGGGGACGCCCGTAGAGAACATAAAGATGTGGAAGCAGGTTGGGAGGATCATGTCAACGGCAAACTTGATTATCCCTAAAGGCGTCACCGGGTCGGAGCGGTATAAAGCGGCGCCCCGGATAAAAGAGACGACGCATGAGCCTTTCGCCGATGATCCCCGACGTGCAGAGCTTTAGCGACCGCCGGCGTCACTCATGGCGTTTTCGGGTGGCGGTCGCGCTGTGGAGCGTCGTAACGGCGCTCTATTGCTTCGGCGAGTTGCTCGGGGATATCAATCCATTTTTTTTCATCTTTGCGCTTTTGTGGCTTGCCGTTCCCTGGGTGGGGCTGCCGGTCTGGGCCGTGGCCGTCGCCGCCGAGCAGCTCGGACATGGCGCTTATAAATCCGCCGGCCTGACGGCGCTCGTCCCCGTCCTTGCCATCGGCACACTTGCCTACGGACGGTATATCGGAGACGCCATCCGCTTCGAGCGCGAGCGGCCGGCGTATGCGGCGCGCATCGACGCCGCGCGGAAAGGCGTCGTCGATAACGATATCGAGGTCGACCAGGGCCCGCTTATGGTCGCTTTCTTTCCCTGGGGCGGGTTTCTCACCACCAGCTACGGCGCGATCTTCGACGAGACCGACCAAGCGGCGAAGCCGCTTGCCGAGCGGCTGAAATACTGGCATGGGCGCAATGTTCCGGCCGAGCTTAAATGTCCCGGCGATGTGCTGTCGCTCGGCGGGTATTTCTACGTCGGCCACTTCACCTGCTGATTTTGGCGCCGTGCCGTCATCGTCAGAGCAAAGTTTCTCTTTGCGCGTGAAGAGAGAGCGCCCGGGGCGCGGTCGATCGGTTGCCTTTCCCGCGACATGGATGCGCCTTTTTCCTGGTGCAATTTTACGGCAAGTGAACTTCAACGGTGACGACGGCGCTATCGTTGCCATATCATATATTGTGTCGAAAGCGAGCGCACAGGGATGACCGGAGCTCGGCAATGACCTATGCCGAAGAGATGTCGATAACCAGGGTTCCGTGCTCTTGCGGGTTCTTCAGGTATCCCGATCCAGTTTTCCCGATCAAATTCGACGCGGGGCTGAATGAGTACGTCATCGAGCCCAAACTACCCGGAGGCGGGATCGTCGCGATGATCCTTTACCACTGCCCCCGGTGCGGCGGCATTCCTTCCGGCTCCAAAAGGCAGACGCTGTTCACGGTCGTCAGCGTGGAGGAAGTGCTGCGGATCAAAGCGGTTCTCGACGAGGCGACGAGCCTGGCGGATATCGAGGCGCGGCTCGGTGCCGCCGATGAAGATCGCACTCGGCTTCCGCTCCCGGATGCCGTGGAGAACCGCCCGGTGTCAGGCGTGCGGGAAACCGGCCCCATTCGCCAGCTTACCTATACCCACCTGTCGGAAACCGCCGACGTCACCGTCCGCATCTATTCGAATGGCGAGATCGAAGCATCGTTTGGCGGCAAATATATCGGCCCTCCCATCGTGGAGGAGTCTCCTCCGGGGCAGCCGTGACGTCGGAAACGGCGGGCGCTTTGCCGCAGGCCGGGGAGGCCGGAGTGGACGAAATCGATCTCAAGAAAATCTCCGAGGCGCTCAATTCGGCGTGGATGAAGGCGATCGGCGAGAGCGGTTTCAGGACGCCATGCTCGTCGGCCTCCTCCGGTTTTTCGCGTTGCGCGGCACGGCGGAAGCGGGGCCGCCGGAGGAGTCGCTGGGACTGATCCTGTCGGCGGCCGATGCGCTGCTTCACGAGGGCAAGGAACGGGCATGCTCGTTCTGCCGGAAGACGCAGACGGAGGCGCGGCTTGTCGGCGGGCTCGATGGGTTCATCTGCGAGTCCTGCGCGCGGGATGCGAACGCGCATTTTCAGGGAAACAAGTAGAGCGGCGGCAGATTACCCCCCACCCCAGCCCACAACCCGTTCGCTCGCTCTGCGAGCGAACCCTCCGGGGCCGACCGCGAAGCGGTCGGCCGGGTTGTGCCCTCAAGGGGGGAGGGGGTACGCGGGAGGGGATGTGAGATGCGCGAATGCAATAACCGCGTCCACGACATGAGGAGCAGCGAGATGGCGATTCCGTTGATGGCGCAGCCTTTGCTGGGACAGGGGCCGGCGCCGGGCGCACCGCCGCGGCCGGGGCCGGGACTCTCGGCGATCGAGATCGAGGTCGACGACGATACCGGCAAAGTGACGATCCGCGACAAGAGCAGGGCCGCCGCGCCGGCCAAAGGCGAAAGCTTCGACGACAACCTTGCCGAACGGCTCGAGGAGGGCGCGCTCGGCAGCATCGCGGAGACGCTGCTGCGCGGCATCGAGGCGGATGAGCGCTCGCGCAAGGAAATGCTCGAGCACTATACGCGCGGGATGGACCTCTTGGGCCTCACGCTCGAGGGCGACGCGGCGGGGCAGGGCGGCAAGAGCATCTCGCGCATCCGCCATCCGATCCTGCTCTGGGCCTGCGTGCGCTTCCAGGCGGGTGCGAGGAACGAGCTGCTGCCGGCGGCGGGACCGGTCAAGGCGCGCATCGACGGCGAGGACACGCCGGCGCGCCAGGAGCTGGCCAAGGATTTCGAGCGCGACTTCAACCACTACCTCACGGTCACCGCGAGCGAATACTATCCCGACACCGACCGCGGGCTCTTCTATCTCGCCTATGGCGGGACGCTGTTCAAGAAGGTCTATCACTGCCCGCTGCGCGAGCGGCCGGTGAGCGAATGCGTCTATATGCCGGATCTCATCGTCTCCAACGACGCCACGGATCTGGCGAACGCGCAGCGCGTGACGCATCGCTTCGAGATGGCGCAGAACACCGTGCGCCGGCTGCAGCAGGAAGGCTTCTACCTCGACGCAGCGCTCGTCCAGCCCACCGAGGCGGCCGTCGATCCCGCCAGGCAGAAAGAGGCGCAGATCGCCGGCGTCCTGGCGCAGCGCGAGCAGCAGGAGGATCGACAGCACACCATCTATGAATGCTATGCCGCGCTCGACCTTGGCGCGCACGGGCTCGCCGAGGCGGAGGCGGAGCGGCCCGCCTACGCCGGAGGAAGCGCTCCGGCTTCGGCGGGCAGGCCGCTGCCCTATCGCGTGTCGATCGAGCGCGACAGCCGCAAGGTGCTGGAGATCCGCCGCAACTGGAAAGCGGGCGATCCGGCGAAGAAGCCGCGCAAGCGCTTCGTCAAATACGGCCTCGTGCCGGGATTCGGCTTCTACGATTACGGCTATCTCCACCTCATCGGCAACCACACCAAGGCGCTGACCGCGCTGTGGCGCCTCGTCATCGACGCCGGCATGTTCTCGACGTTTCCGGGCGGCCTCAGGCTCAAGGGCAGCCGGACGTCGACCAACGAGTTCCGGCCGGGGCCGGGCGAGTTCCCGGAGATCGACGCGGCCGGGGTCGAGGACATCCGCAAGCTCATCATGGCGATGCCCTACAAGGACCCGTCGCCGGTCATCCTGCAGATGATCGAGATGCTGATGAAGGACGCGGCGCAGATCGCCGGCACGGTCGAGCTGGAGCTGGGCGAAGGCCGCACCAACATGCCGGTGGGCACGATCCTCTCGATGATCGAGCAGCAGACGCAGGTGATGTCGGCGGTGCACAAGCGCAACCATGCGAGCCAGCAGGAGGAGCTGCTGCTCTTGAAGGAGCTGTTCGCCGAGGATCCGACGGCGCTCATGCGCTTCAACCCCGACCCGGCGCGGGGCTGGCAGGAAGCGGCGGAGTTCGCCGACCTCGCGCTGGTGCCGGCGTCGGACCCGAACGTGCCGGCGCAGATCCACCGCATCATGCAAAGCACGGTGCTGTGGATGATGGGAACCCAGGCGCCG